CTATAGATTAACACAAAACTATAAAAACAGAATTAATAAAGCATTAAAAGGAATCGGAATTAAAAGTAAAGCAACAGAAGAATTATTAGGGTGCTCTATTAAAGATTTTTGGACTCATTTAGAAAACCAATTTAAAGATGGGATGAATTGGGAAAATCAAGGAAAATGGCACGTTGATCACATAATGCCTATAGCATCTGCAACCACAATAGAAGAAAGAGAAAAACTCTTTCATTACTCAAATTGCCAACCATTATGGGCAAAAGAAAACTTAGCCAAAGCAGACAAAATTATTTCTAATGGTTGACAAGCAAGACTACCGATGATAGAATACGAACATCGTAGGGATGGAAGAAAACAAATTTGGAGAGAATAATTATGCTTCTTGCGGATAAAACTTTTGAAACACACCACAAGGGAATTGCTTCAACTAACCAATTTTCTATTCAAACATCATCAAAGATGTTTCATATTTTGAGTAATTCTTTGTACTCAGATAAGGTTATGGCTGTTATTAGAGAACTTAGCACCAATGCTTTGGATGCTCATATCAGTGCAGGAAATAAGAATCCATTTAAGGTAACGCTTCCCACCTCTGCTAATCCTCTTTTTATGGTGAGAGATTATGGCACTGGTCTTAGTCAGGCAGATATGGAGAGCCTGTACACTACCTATGGTGCATCGAACAAGAATAATAGTAACGATTTTGTGGGATGTCTTGGTTTAGGCTCTAAAAGCCCGTTTGCATATTCTAAGAGCTTTACTACGACATCGTATTTCAATGGCAAAAAATACACTTATGTTGCTGCCATCGGTGCTGATGGTATTCCTTCTCTAAGCCTATTCGGTGTTTCAGATACTTCTGAACCTAATGGACTCGAAATTCAGTTTGCAGTTAAGCAACATGATTTTCAAGAGTTTACAGACAAAGCTAAGAGAATTTTCCACTATTTTCGGATGAAACCCATTCTTGAAGGTGGTATTGGAACCAATCTCCAAGATCATAAGTACAGTAATACCAATATTATTATCAGTGGTGATGGATGGAGAGTTTGTCGCATTAATAGTGACAATAGCTATTATCCAAATAATTACCATAAGATTGATAGCGGAGTAATTGCTATCATGGGGAATATTGCGTATCCTGCTGAAACCGCACACATTGTTGGTCAGGAAAAGGAGGAGATGCCTGATCATATCCAGAAATGGAATAGAGCTTTCCAAAAAGCCGATATTGATTCTTGGAAAAGTTTTGTTAGTGAGATTATTAATTCCGGCCTTTACCTTGAACTTGATTTTGGTATCGGTGAATTGGAAATTGATGCTAGTAGAGAAAACCTACAATATACCAAGGATGTTATCAAGACCCTGCGTAAAAAGACTCAAGAAATCTATATGGAGATGAAGGAAGAATTCTCCAAGAAGATCAAATCTGCCCAGAATAAGGTAGAGGCAATTACTTCATACTATACTATGAATGAATTGGCTGGAGGTTGGGGCGTTGGTGCTACTTGGACTGATCCCAAGGGCAAAGATCATCCTATCAACTCTGGCAATGACTTGGAATATAAAATTCCTGCCGGTAAGAGTCTGTATGTTTTTAATTATAAGACTGCTGGCTATCGTTCTCGTCGCCAAGTTGCTCTGACAGACAGAATCCATCACGAAACCCTTACTGGTAAAGGTTCCTACTATTGGAATAACCAGAAGAAGAAGGGTAAGATGAGTTTCTTTGTGTGCGATGTTGCCAGCGAAGAAAGTGCTAAGAAGATTCTTACAAGGTTTTGTAATGCAAATGATTGCTTTGCATATCTCTTGATTGATACTAAGGATCACACTAAAAGTCGAGAAGGTTTTGATCAACTTATCGAAGATGTTGGGGCTGAAAATCTACTCAAGGTTTCAGACTACAAGCATCTGACGCAAAGTTCTGGCCCAAGAAAGTCTTACAACAGAAATTCTAATGGTAGTGTTAGCGATCAAGATGTATTCTTTATCCACGGTTATGATAAGGACAGTAAGCAGATTACTAATCCTTATAATGACGCTACTTGTCTCAGAATTCTTTCAGAAGAACAACTGGATGATTTTCTGGAACAGGATGAGATTGTGTATGTTCCTATGCTTCGTTATAAGACCGAACCTGAGTCTGGCTATCCTGAGATTAACGACATTGCTATTACTCTTAGTGATGATAAGCTCAAGAGCATAGTCAAGGATTTGGTTGGTGATAATAAGATTTATGCTATCAAAACAGCTTTTGCTAAAAAGCTTGAGAAAGAAGGATATAATCTTGTTAATTTCAATGATTTCTTGAAGCGTCAACTTAAAGTTGTTGCTAACAAACACTTTAAGAATCTTGCTTCTATCAACAAGCTTGTTGAATATTGTAAGAAAGATTTCGCAACCGATGAAAAGACCAGTGGTGGATATAGGTATTATCAGTACGGAACAACAGATAAGCAGTTTATGTTTCATATTCTGAATATCTTTGGATTGGATTATGATAAGTTTATCGGCAATAAGACTCTTGTTGATTGCTTGAATAAAACAATGCTAACAGAGTTCTTTGCTAATACTGTTCATATTCATCCTTTTAATATCACTAAGTTCAATCAAACAGAATACCTCTCTCATATCTCTAAGCTTATGAAAGAGGCTGGGATTGAAGATGTTGATAGTAAAGAGATTCGTAATGCTAATTTGGCCTATAACACCTTGACAAACATGATCGTCACTCGTTTGTATTCTGTGACCAATCAAGACAAGGCAGAGGGTTATCTCAAGATTATTCGTGGAACTTCTACTGAAGATCTTAAGAGATGGAAAATCTCTGAAATTAGGGAGAAGATTAAGGCTGAAGTAGATAAGAATCCTATGCTTAAGTATATTATGGGAACTCATCAAGTTAGTGGTAATCTGACAGACCTAAAGCCTAGTCAGAATCCTATCCTTGAAGATCGTAGTTCTTATTATGGAAAGTCTAGCAAGGATTGGATTGAACAGATGAGCCAGGAAAATATTGACCTATTTAAGATTCAGTTGAGTAGTTTGATCAAGTAGTCAGAAATTTCTCAAGACCCCTTGACAAGCTTGTCGATTAGTGTAAAATGACAGTATCACAGGTATCGTAACTAACACAGGAGTTTGGATTATGGCTGTTCCGTTTATGTTTGTTGATGGTAATTTGACGCTGGTTCTTAACAACCAGAGTTATCAAGTGTTGCCGGATCATATTAACTATAAGTTGATTCTGGAAAGACTTCCTACTGCTACGGCAGAGGAACTGTTGGAAGTTGTTGATGTTCAAAAGGCTGTTGCTACTTTTAGCGATGGTCTTGTGGAGATCAAGAATGGACAGGTTCTTTATGAGGGTGAGGAAGTTCATGGTAGTATCAGTAAGCGTATTCTGGAGTTTATGAGCAAGGGATTGCCTTTTCAGCCCCTTGTTAATTTCCTGAATAATCTCATGGAAAATCCAAGTATGCAGAGTCAAAAAGAGCTGTATGATTTTCTTGAGCATGAGCATCTGCCAATTACTGAGGACGGTTTCTTCCTCGCTTATAAGGCTGTTCGTTCAGACTTTAAGGATAAGTATAGGGGAGTTTTTGACAATAGGGTTGGTCAGGTCTGCGAGATGACACGATCTAAGGTTGACGATGATCGTGGTCGTGGTTGCTCTAATGGGCTTCATGCTGGAGCATTGAATTATGTCGCTGGTTATGGTAGTCTGGAGGCTGGCGACCGTATCGTAATCGTTAAGATTAATCCCAAGGATGTTGTGAGCGTTCCTAGTGATTGCAACTATGAAAAGCTCCGCACTTGTCGCTACGAAGTAGTTGGTGAGTATGAGGGGGAATTACTTAAGCCTCTTTATAAGGCTGATTTTAGTCAGGATGATTACGAGGATGATGAGGATGATTATCTGAATGATTATGATGAGAGCTATTGGGATCAGTTTGACGAAGAAGATGAGGATGAAGACTATGATGATGAGGATGACCAGTATTGATTCTTGATAGTCAAGGTGGTGTTTGGCAACTTGTAAGATAGCACCTATATAGTTTCTGCTATCGTACAATAACGGTTCGATTCCGTTACCATCTTTTAGGATATTGCTCTTGATGGTAGTGTTTACTGTCCCAATATCAAAACTGTAGGCAGGAAGTGGAAAAAGGAAAACAAATGTTTAGTGATATTTTGGCTTTTAATCCGTTCGATAAGACTCATAGTGCCATAGGAACAAGAGATCAGATTACTTTGAGAAATAAGTTTTTTGATTCTTTTGGTGGTCAGCAGATTTTCTGTTACAATGGTGATCCTCGTAAGAAGATCAGTAGCATGAATCATACAGATCATCTCACCACTGTTGCTATTGCCAATGATAGTCAAGGCGCTGATGCTTACTTCTATGTTAATGGTGGACGTAAGCAATACGCTATTAGTAGAATTCGTGCTTGTTTTGTTGATATGGATGCTGGGAGAGATGATCAGGGTCGTTATTTTAAGCCTAGCATCGTCATGCAGAAGAAAAAGGAATTCTTGAACCAGATTAATAACTTTCCAGTAAAGCCAAGCTGGGTTGTTGATACTCGTAATGGTTATCAGTGCTATTGGATTCTAAACCAAAACAATACAAATCCTCACAAGACTTATTGGAATGGTATTCAGAAGAAACTGGTAAATCATTTTGGTGGTGATGCCCGAGCTATCAAAATCAATCAGATTTATAGAATTCCTTATACTTGGTGGAGAAAGGGTTGGGAGGGTAAGCAACCTTACTTTACCAGTATTCTTTCAGGATCAACTGGTAATCCGATAAATATTGAACAGCTTAAAGAGGCTCTTGATGGAGTGTCTGCTGTTGTTAATGTTGTTGCAAATAAGACTAGCGACGAATGGTTTAAGGAATATGCCAAGGCTTATAAGAAGTCTGATATTACTGGAGTTCCGGTAGCAGTTAATATTGCTTCAACTATTGCTAATCAGATGAAGTCTCTAAACCTTACCACATATACCAATAGTACAGAAAATATAAAGCCTGTGTATGGTTATACTAATGGTAGTGTTTTTCAAAAGGCTTATGGTGATCCAATGCCCATCCATCCGATTGATGAGGACACTCTCATAGACAATGAGGATACTTCTATGAACGCACAGGATGCTCTGTCTGACGAGGATATGAATCTAGATGGTCAGCAGACCAAGCTTTTAAAAACGGTCGTGGAGTTCCTTAATCAAGTATCAACACCGCTCTACTTTAGTAATAACAGATTCCTATCTAATTCTGCTAAAGATCTTGCTTCTCAAATTAGTGACAAATTTTGTATCGGGTGAAATATGCACGAAGATTATGAAGATGATAACTACGATGACGATGATAGTCAGGACAATTTAGAGAGTCATTATAAAAAATACTTCAAGTTTGATCCCGATGCGTGGGATGCTTGGGGGAAAATGCTATATGATACTCTAAATGAAATAGTTGAATATCCTTCAAACATATGGTATATTGGCCCGAGCTTTCCGAAAGGTTCGTTACCTGTGAATGATTACTTCTCCAAGTCAGGGAACTTCAAAAACTCCCTGTATTTGGGGAACAATCATTACAAAGAACCGATTTATAAAACAATATATTTTGTTCACGACAAAATGAGTAGTGAGTATAAAAACCACTTAAGAACACATGCGGTTCATTTTTTACAACAGCCCAATTACTATAAAGGACTGTTCGATATATTGAACTAAGGAGCAAGGATGTTACCAGCAGCACTTTTATATTTAGCAATGACTCTTGGTTCGTTAACGGAAACTCCTTTTATAGCCTATGATCTTGCAACTCACATGAGTAAATCAGAAAGAATAGAATGGACAAAAATGACAGACGATGCTGGCAATGTAAGATTTACTATTACATTTCATAAGATGCCAATTTTAGCTGAACTAGGATTTGAAAGAGTTTTTGTAGACAAACATAATAACTGCCAATCAGAACTTAAATAATGAAAAATAACAAAGAATGGTTCCAAGTAATTGATGTTGCTAAGTTTATAGAGTCAACTAGGGTTTTAATCTTCAATAGCTTTGGTAAAACCAATGAGAATCAACCAGACGAATTAAGTCTAGTTATGGAAGATTTACCAAAAACTGAAATCGAAGAACTAAACACAGTATTAACGCAAGAAGAATGTGTTATAATG